TTTTTAAGCATATGTGGTTCATTATCTATATGTCCTACATCTAAATCATCCATAGACATCATATGACCCTCATTTACATAAGCAACTCCATCTTCAATTTCATATCCTTCTTCTTCTAATCTATCAATTAGTTTTTGAGGATCATCTTGGGCTAACAAAGTTAATAAACTCATAGCAAAACGTCTACGTCCTTCACATTCACGTAGCTTATTCGTATCTGAATGAAACACCGGTTTAGTTACGTGGCATTCACGCAATAACATCTTAAAGAATCTCACACCATGTGGAGTTTCTATAATATGGGTCAGGTCTTCTTTAAGTTGCCGTTTTTCAAGCAACTTTCGTAATGGATCTATGTTCATTAAATATTAAGCAACTGCCCCATACCTTCAGGATCTGTCTCACGTGCTTGTGCTACATCCTTCATAGCTCCTGCTAATTGAGGTGCGGTTTGCATTTGCATTTGTTGTTGTTCTGCTTCTGCAGCAGCTTGTTGTTCTTGTTCAAATTCTTGTGCAGACTTAACTACTTCTGGGTCTATGTTTCTATACTTAGCATAGCTCTCAAGTAATTTTTGTTCGTTAACTGCTTGTAGTATCTCAGGTTTGATTTGTGCCAACGGCGCAATGTCTTGCATAAACGCTTGGATGTTTGATAAGCGTGTAGCAAACTGTGATTGAGAACTTGGGCTAGCATACGAAACCTCAAGGGCTGCTCCGTCCAGAGATTCTGGACGAGGAGGTAACTGACCAGCTCTTTCGAGTAATACAAATGTGGCTTCAATTGCTGGTTCAAGATACTCTGTTTCCATGCGGTTAAGCAAGGGAGCAAGTTGGTTCAACATCTGTCCACGTACGTCTTGGATTTCCAATACTGACTGACGTTCTTTCTTCTCTTGTCTAATAATTTGATCAACAAAGAATGAACGGTTAACTGATTCACGATACATGCGAATCATTTCCATTACGTATTGTGGTTGGTTACCTGCTAAGATAGGAGCTGGTTTTTCACTACCTGGCTCGTGGAACATAATCTGTCTAGAGCCATACTTCATCGGAAGCATAATACTATCTTCTTCAGCAGTTAATGTTGGGAAATTCAAATACTCAGCAGATGTAAGTGCTTCCTTAACCATCTTGTTAAGTGCACGTATTTGTGACAAACAAGAGAATGCTGGTCCACGTCCATAAACTTCATCAGCAAGTTTTGACCAACGTGGAATTAAAAATGGGAAGTAACTAATACCTGCTTCTTCAATTACATCAGATAATGATGGACACCAGTATGTAACTTTATAAGGTCTGTTAGAACCTACACGTCCACCTTCTGTGCCGTCTTCATTAGGCTCAATTGTATAAACTAGTTCGTACTTACTATGTACAGAAGCTTTAGGATTAAATCCTTTCATGTCCTGCACTTGTGGGAACATCTGCATTAACTGACGTGCAGTCTTATAGCAGCGATAAAAAACTGTATCTACTTTACCATGCATGTCTGTGTCAAAGAACACATCAGCTAATGGTCTAGATCTGTAATTAACAACTCCGTTTACTTCTGATATCTGTACAGGTGATGTACCGTAAGCACCAATATCTAAAAAGCACTCGTGAGATGAGGCATAAAACTGTGACTCTGGTAACGCAAACTCATGATAGATTCTATCTTCTACTGCGTGTAAATACTCTATCTCTTCTGCAGCTAAGTCACCTTGCGGTACACCTTGTACACGTAAATAAAACCAACGATCTGACTTCGGAATCAAATTGCTTGCTAGGCCGTTAGCAAACATTTGATTACACCACACAGCAGTATCATCGTACATTTCTCTTGAACCATCATCTTGTTTAGGAGTGTGTCCGTGATCGAACTTATTTGTATTAGGACGCACATATCTTTGTGAGTCAATAAACATGCTATCAAGATTAGATCTTAATAACTTAAGTTCTTCGTACCTCTGTGTTAGCCTACTAAGCATTATTAGTTATATAATTTAGGTCCGCCACCAAGTTTCTTTTTTCTGTCAGAAGATCCAAGCTTTTTCTGCTTAGATCTTTTAAATAAGAAACCTAAGAAGGATGCCATTGATCTCTTCTGAGTTGGAGCAGCTGCTTGCCTTATTGGAGCACTAGCTACTGGTGTCGGAGGAGGAGCTGGAGCTGCTGGTGCCGCAGGCTTTGGTTGTGGTTTTGGTTTTCTTGCCATATTTAGATATACGTTTTAAAGTATCCCAGTTATAAAATTTTTCGTTATCCATATTGTGATAACGGCAAAACCGTACTCTGTCAAGCTGAAACGGTGCTAGTTCTAAGAACAACTCCACAGAACCACCTTCTCTCCTATGGGCTGCATAAGCTACTTCCCAATACTTCCCTTTCTCATCTTCACAGACTTTACCTAGTAATATGTAGTCTGGTGCAATGAATGTATACTGCTGCTGACCATCCGGTACGTTTATATACTCATCAAGTAATCTAATAAAATCTTCACCAACTGAATGGTAAAGTACTACTGCCTCATCTAATAAAGATAGTCTGTGGTACTCACCAACTGATTTTTGCAACGTCATATGTGTGTTTAGGTCTTTTGTTATCCATTGTAGGCTGTTTTAATCCAACAGCTAAAGTTCTAAATGCATCAGCTCCGTGAGAGTTTGAATCGTGAACAGGGGTTTTTCTAAATACTCCTTTGCTAGAGTCAAATTCTTTATGGTATCCTTTAAGTGCTTCGATACCTTGATACGTATCTCCTTTACTAAACCAACATCTTGGTAGTAAGTTACGGACCGCTTCAATACCATCTATGATCGGTATTTTCTTTACAGTTGTAAACTTTAATCCCATCTGCCGTGCAATCTCTAAACGGCTCTTACCAGTTCCGAGTTCTCGGACTTTAATATCGTGCGGCGCATAATGCTTACCATATGTAATATCTTTTTGCGCAGACCACTTATTTAACTCTCTTGCGTAGTGTGGTAAACCTTCGCCACTGTTTTCGTAGTAGTTAACTACACGTACTTCATTTTTAAACATCTGTATAAACCAAATAGTCGTAGCATCATCCATACCCAAGTCCCACGCAGTGTGTACTGGTAGCGTCGGTTCGACGGCGATGTTGTCTACGATTCGTTTATCACGGTACGCTTTGTTCATCTGCTCACCGTAGTATGCTCCTTCTACTGGTACTTTGAATGAGCACATGTATTCCGATTGGAATCTTGCTTCATTGTTTAGCTCGTTACGAGCTACGCGAAGCTCCTCCGGTGTGATAGCCTTTGTGTCTTTCACAGACAGATGGCTACTATACCACTTACTATCAGACTGTGCTTTTAGCAACAGCTTGTAGAAGTGGTTCTCTCCTCTGGGCGTTCCATTAAACAACGCCCACCCACCATTCTCTGCCAGGATCGGATTGATCAACTGCCACGCAGCTGGGTCAGAAATACTATACTCAGAGAATACACATCCTACAGGATTCGCACCCACCATCTTATCAGGGTCATCAGATCCCATAAGCTGGATGACACTTCCATTCTTAAGATGGATACGCATCTCCTGTTCACTCTTCTTCTCTACTATCTCTCTTGGAAAATAATCAATGAACTTCTTACCTTCGCCTGTCATACCATTCCACACGATACGCCGCGCCTGATTTGCGTACGGTAAGATATACCAGTAAGTACCTACTCGTTGCAGGGCTTTAATCGCCATGATATTCACACAGGTCAAATCCTTACCGGCACGTCTGTGCCACGCAACGCAAGCTCGTAAGCTGCGCTTGCTCTGTGTCATATATTTAAGAAGTGGGAGCTGATAGTCTCTCGGCTCCCATCCCTGTGCTGGTATCTGTACGTTCATTCTTCTTCGTCTTCGACCTCAGCGTCTTCCTCATCCCAAATGATATTTAGCTGAGCTCCTTTGCTGTCCATATCACGGTGGGCTTCTACTAATAGCATTCGTCCCACCCTGTGATTTGTATAGTCATAAAATAAATCGCCGTCGTCGTCGCAAACGATAAACATGTAATTTGTAAAGTGCTCTCCGAGCTGTGCCCTCACATTATCAAATACGTGATCGTGATCTTCAGTTATCGCCATGTCTATCTTGGTCACTTACAAATTCATCATATTCTTCGGCTTTGTCAACCTCAACTATATCCTCCTTTATCACCTTGCTGTAATCCATTGTCAATACTTTGAACTCGCCGGAGACATTTGCCTGGACGTCGACACTCTTGAGCTTCGGCTGCGTGTAGCTGGCAAGCTCCTTCCACAGGGCGATCTTCTCCTTGACCGGTACATCCTTGTCGTCAGTATACTCCAGTAACTGCTCGATCGGATTGATACCTCGCTCCGCAAACATAGCAAGTAGTGCCTTACGCTGCTCAGCTGGTGTAGGCGCTTTTGCCATCATTTCCAAGAACTGCTTCTTCACATCAAGCTCTTTCTCTACTACGCGCAGCTCCTTTTGAGCCTGCTTCATATCTTCTTCTGCTTTCATACGTTTCCTGTGACAACGAGAGCGCTTGGCTGACTGTTGCTTAGTAACCTGCTTCGGTTTACCTGCTGCGTAGGTCCTTCCGTCTGGTTTGCTCATACTGCATATATGTACACTAAGAGACAAAATGTCAAATCGTTCACACTATTCACAGTCAGCTCACACTTTTTACAGGGTAGTGTGAACTACCTAATATATAGTAATATCAAGTACTTATGACTTTGTTCACACAATTCACACTTTATTAGGGTGGTTGTACAAAGCGTTTTATGTCTAGGAAAAAAGTGTGAATTGTGTGAACAGTTACGTAAGTCGTTGATAAAGATACTGCTAAATAGTTCACACTTGTGCAAAAAAAGTGTGAGCTAGGTGTGAATTGTGTGAACAGAATCCTGAAAAATTGAAAATTGGATGTGCTGGTAGGGACTCCTACTTGCTTCTGTGGTCCATTTCCCCCAATGGCCCCCAGTTGCGCAAGTATCGGAGACCCACCCCCCACCCCTTTGCTCGCAGAGCCTCGCTTCTTTAGACCAATCACCTATGCACCTAC